CATAAAGTTTTAATGGGAGAGTGTGTACCTATACCTAAAACTACAGAAGAAAAAACATATAAAAGATTAAACGATTATAATGATATTAGATTAGATTCGAGTATTTTAGTACGAAATCTAGAATAAACTTTTCCAGATTTTATTTCATCTATTGACCAAAGCATATAACCTAAATCATTAAGCCATTGTGTCCTATTTGGATATATTGGTGATTCTATTTTTAATAAATCAGTGTTTGCAACAGGCCAACAAATAGCAAGATCTGATGTACAAAAGGTAGGGATGCCACGGATGCAGGAATCAGTACTGGCAGTAGAATTGTGAGTAATAACAGCATGACAATTATTTAATGCCTCCTGGAAATTAAATCTATAGTACTTTTTCTCATTACCTGAAAAATGTTTCTGCCCAATTATTAATTCACAATCTGTAGGGAACTCGTTTTTTCTTTCTTCCATTGATGCAACGTGGTTTGGGTGGGGACGAATTAAAAATTTTCTTTTGGTTAATGGTCTAAGTTTTTCGTATACATCTTTAAACCATTCAATCGGATCAAGTTCGTTCATGCTCCAATTATCTTTTGGTTGTAAAACAAATAATATTGGGGTGTCTGGTTTGGAATCTTGCCATGCATAATCTTTAATACTGAATAGTTGTTGCATTTCTTTCCATCGGTCGTTTGGAGAATTATTTGCTAAAAAGTTTCCATTACGCATTGGTGTCCATAATGCAACTCTATATCTGTGATTAGGCACTCCAGAAGTATTACCAAAACTAGAACATAATCCGCCATCAAATGTTATTACAACACTACCTTTTTTCTTTGCATTTTCAACTAACATATGACGCCTACCTTTAGTATGATGTAATTGTCTATCGCCACCGTAACCAAACATAACTCCAATTGGAGCAGTAATATTCATTTCTCCATCTTGCGTTGGTCCGGACATATTCTCATTAACAATTTCAACATCATCACCAATTGCTTTTACGCCTTCAGCAAAATCATATAACAACTTATAAGAGTCTCCTCTTCTACGATCCTTTACTGTTCTTCTAAAAATTTGGACTTTAAGTTTTTTCATTAAATATGTATATAATTATCAAAGGAAAAAGGCAATGAGAACATTAGCGGTAATCACTACTTTCCCACCTAACAGATGGGAGGCTTATGCAAAAAGAATGTTAGAAAGTTTTATCGAGAACTGGCCAAACGATATAAAATTATATGTATACTATGAAAAAGAGTTACCAGCAATTGTACATAAAAAACTTGAATACATAGATCTTGAAAAAGTAAATCCTGGTTTAGTAAATTTTAAAAAACGTCACAAAGGTGATCCTGTTGCTAATGGTGAACTACAAAAAATTGAAGGTGGCGTTAGAAGAAGACCAGAAGCAGGAAAAAATGATAAGGGCAAAGGTTCTTTTTTATGGGACGCAGTTAGATTTGCACATAAAACATATTGCGTATATCATGCAATAAAAAATATCGACGTTGACGTTATATTATGGTTGGATGCTGACACATATACATTTAGACCTATTCCAAAAGAATTTGTTTTAAATTTACTTCCTGCAGATAAACTTGTAAATTATTTAGGACGAGGGGATAAATTTCCTGAATGTGGATGGGTAACTTATAATAGAAAACATCCACAAATTACAGAATTTATGAATTCATGGATTGATTTATACGAAAAAGATACTGTATTCAAACACCTTGAATGGCACGATTCATATGTTTTTTGGCAAGTACTAAAACAAATTGCTCCAGAACAAGGTGTTGATATTGGCAAAGGTGCAGGTGCAAAAGGACACCATATCTTTGTTAATAGTATATTAGGAGAATACGTTGATCATATGAAAGGCAAAAGAAAAATTAAAGGCAAAAGTTCAAGCACAGATTTAAGAATAACACGTAATCAAGAATATTGGAAAACTGTTGAAACTTACGATCCATTTGCAAAGGCAGGATTTGATCCTAAACAAGCACAAGATATAATTAATAAAGTAGCCAAAGGTGATCAAGGAAATTAATGAAAATTGCTTTATATCCAGAAAATTCAAGTTTAAATGGTAAGCCAGTATTTCAGGCATTAATCGAACACTTAAAATTTAAACACGAAAAAATTTATATTGGAGAAGATAAAAATTGTGATGTTGCAGTAATTTGGTCTGTATTATGGCAAGGACGTATGGAGGCAAATAAAAAAATATGGGACGAGTTTAGAGGATCTGGAAGACCTGTTATTGTATTGGAAGTTGGTGGGATAAGAAGAAATTCATCTTTTAAAATGGGAATAAATGGTATTAACAGAGAGGCAGATTTTGCTAATGATACATTTGATGATAAGCGATGGCCGTTGTTTAACCATCATTTTCTTCCATGGAACCAAACTGGAAATGTAATAGTGATTTGTGGACAACACCACAATAGCCACCAATGGAGAGAAAATCCAGGAATGAAATCATATTTCAAACATTGTATTGAACAAATACGCAGATACACAGACAAACCAATTGTTATTAGACCTCATCCTAGAAATGTTATACATAATTTTCCTGAACACAAATATAAACACGTTAGAGTAAATTTACCAAAACGTGATTATAAAACATACGATGATACTGATTTTAAAAAGATTTTACAGTCTACATGGGCAGTTGTAAATCATTCTAGCAATCCTGCCATGGAGGCTGTTATAAGTGGCATACCTGTTTTTGTATCTGAAAAAAGTTTATGTTATGATGTTGGTAATAGTGATTTAAGTGACATCCTTCATCCTGCCATGCCGGCTAGACAAAACTGGGCAAATCGTTTAGCATATACTGAATGGTTTATTGAAGAATTTAGAGAAGGTAAACCATGGAAAAGAATTAGAAAAAGGCTAGAAGAAAAATACATTAATAGATAATGAATACATTAAAATCGTTTGAAGTTAGCATAGATAAACTTATTACTCTCGCTGAGTTAGGATTAGGGGCAGAACGTCCTTTAAATAAAGAGAAACGTAAATGGATTAAAAAATTAACTAAACAGAATGAACCACTTGATCCAATATTAATATCGCCAATTAAAGATACAGGATATTATATTTTATGTGACGGGTGGCATAGAGTACAAGCCGCAAAAAAAATGAAAGACACAGAAATTCTAGCACTAACTATTCCAATAAAAGCAGGACTTGGGTTAGCAAAAGCAAATAAAATTTTGCGAGATGTTGATCAAGAACAAAAATATAAACTTGGTGTCAGTGGATTAATTAACACTTGGGCCTTTGACAAATGCATGGATCTAGAATGAAACAACTTTTTAACATAGGTAAAAGACCAGACCCAAACGAACCAATTGTATGGAAACAATATGATGGCGAAGAAATAATAGCAAAAATGACTATACGTCAAGGTAAAAAAATAGAAGAACGTGAATGGGTTGAGGATCGGGTAAAAGCAAAACCCAAAGGTAATGCATATATTATAGGAAACGGTCCATCTAGAAAAGACAAATTTAATTTAAATTGGTTGCATAACAACGGACAAACGTATGGTTGTAATGCTTTATACAGAGATTTTATACCAATGTATTTGTTTAGTGTTGATAGATTTATGTCACAAAAAATTGTTAAAGATAAAGTTTACGAAAAATGTATATGTTATGCTCCTGCAATAGAAATGGGCAGGTCACAAAAAAAATTACATTTAATTCCACATAACCCCCATTGGATTTCTGGCTCAGAAGCATTTTGGACTGCCTGCATTCATGGACATAAAAACATATATCTTATAGGATTTGATTTTAGAGAATATGGAAAAAATCAATTAAACAACATTTACCAAGGCACTGACAATTATGGTCCTAGGCATAGTGATACAATTTTTGAACCATGGCTACAACAATATAAAAGTATTTGTAAGAAAAGACCTTATTGTAAATTTACTATTGTGCATGATTCACCACCAGACTACATTGAAGTAATACCTTTTGAAAATCATAGTATAATGTCTTATGCTAATTTTATCGAGAAAGTCCTAGTCCCAAAAAACGAAGTTTAGATCTAAAACTGTAAAAAAGTTTATTATGATTCCCGGAATTATTTCTAATTCTCATTTGAAATAAATGAATCATTTCGTGTACTAATGTTTCTAAAAATTGTCTTTTAGTAATATATCTTGGTAACATTTCTAGAGTATAATGACTATCTTTAGTTTTATATTCTACATATGATACTTGTCCTAAAGCACCATGAATTCTCTTTATTTTTATATCGTCAAAACTTGGTAATCTATTATCAAATATAGCAAAATTATAGTGGTCATACCAGGAATTAATACCATGCATATTCGTATGATACGGTTGTTCAGCACTAGGACGTTCTAACACTTTTTCCAGATGCTTCTTAAATCTATATTTTTTACTTTGCTTCTTCATATTTAATTGGTTGACTATTTTACCATCAATGTTATAATACGTTAATAACTGTATTTAATTGATTCCCGAACAATGTTAACAACTCAGAAAATACCCAAAAACATAACAGAATGCATAGAAATATTAGCATATAATGACCAATTCTGGGAAGGATTTGCATCACATCACAAAGATCGCCAGACTATTAGGTCATTAGCAGAAGCAGTTTATCCATGGACAGAGAAGCAGGCAAAATTAGGATTAGTCATCATAAAACGATACAAAACACTATTTGAGAAGTTTAAACTCGATATTTCAGACCTATGTGAAAGTCCTGTTTGGCGAGACCCATTTAGAAAAATTGATTACGAAAAAGCAATCGAAAAATACACTAACGAAGAACGAGAAGATGTAGTAGAAATTAAGTTTCCGTATAGCAAAAAAATGATAACCTTAATTCGTTGTTTAAAAGATAAAAGAGGGTTGCCACAAGGCTATCTTCGTTATAATGGAGAAACTAAAGTATGGACAGGAACATATTCAGATGTTGTAGCATACTACCTTACATTAATTGGCATAAGATACGACTTTAAGTTTATTGACCAAACAATGCTAGACGACTTTGATACCATTCGAACAGAAATAAAAAAACATAAACATATGAAAGTTTATGCAGGCAAGAAAAATTTAGCGATCACTAATGCTCCAGAATCACTAACAGAATATTGGAATAAAAAAATTAGAAATAGAAATTTATTACAACAAATTGATAGTTTAAAAACATTTAATTTATCATTACCTCAAAACTGGCTTAAAGAAAAAGGAATAACACTTGCTGAAAAGATTGCAATATCATCTTCAAGAGAAGTACATATAAGTCGAATGCGTTGGAATAGAAATCAACTATTATCTGCTTGTGAAGAATTACGTTTATTTCCATTACTAGTACCAATAACTGATATATCTAATGCAGAAGATATTAGAGAACTTACCAATTGGTTTCATGCATTTACAGAACAAGGAATTCCAGATAAACAGGTTGCTTGGGGTTTTGATTTAGCAAAATACCCGCTAGACCCACCTGAACAATTAACATATGAAAATGGAAAAAGTTGGGATGATCCTTATAGTCATTTGTATACAAAAGATATGACAAAAGACCAAAGAACAAGTTTGTTTAATGAATTTAAAACATTACACGAACGTTCAACAAAAAATAAATTTATTGATAAAAATACTAAAATTATTTTCATTAGAAATAAAATACCAAGAACTTTAGTTAAATCGGATATAACGCCAACCACTTGTCTAAACTGGTGCAACTATTCTTATGCACCTTATAGTGATTTCATAAGAAAATGGCTTGATAATATCGACAAAAGATTGTATTATAGCAGTAGTACTGATTTAAAAGAAAAAATGCTATAAACAAAATATGAGTTCATGTAAACTGGTAATCAAAGACGAAGTAAACGTTAAATTTGAGAATTTAGATTTAAAGTGGCGACAGAAACTTGCCAATAAATTTAAATATCAAGTTCCTTATGCATATCATTTACCTTCTGTAAAGTTAGGAAGATGGGATGGAAAAATAAGTTTCTTTGGATTGGGAGGCACGACATATCTTAATCTTGTTGATCAAATACTTCCAATACTTGAAGCAGGTGGAGTATATGTTAATCTTGAAGATCATAGAACTAAACATAATTTTGAATTTAAAGCCGTTGATAAAAAATACTTGTCAGATTTAACTTGGCCGGATAATCATCCATGTGCTAAACAACAAATTATTTTAAGAGATTATCAAGTTGAAACAATTAATAAATTTTTAGATGCACCACAAAGCATACAAGAAATTGCCACTGGGGCGGGCAAAACAATTATTACAGCCGCACTTTGTAGACTAGTTGAAGCCTATGGACGTACATTAACAATCGTTCCAAATAAAAGTTTAGTAACACAAACAGAAGAAGACTTTGTTGCTTGTAAATTAGATACTGGTGTATATTATGGAGATAGAAAAGACGTTGGAAGATATAATACAATTGCAACATGGCAATCTTTAAATGTTCTTGAGAAAAAAGCAAAAAATGAACATTCTACGGAATTTAAAGAATTTATAGATGGCATTCAAACAATTATAATTGATGAGGTCCATATGGCAAAAGCAGATGTACTAAAAAGATTATTAACAGGACCGTTTGCTAAATGTGGTATACGATGGGGACTTACTGGAACTGTGCCTAAAGAAGATTACGAATTTTATGGAATTAAATGTTCATTAGGGGAAGTAGTTAATAGAATACCTGCAAAAGAATTACAAGATAAAGGAGTACTTGCACAATGTCATGTAAATGTTTTACAAACACAAGATCATCCAGAGTTTAAAAATTATCCTGAAGAACTAAAATGGCTAACAACAGATGATCAACGAATGTCTTGGGTTGCAAAAACAATAAAAGAAATTGCAAAAGCAGGCAATACTCTTATACTCGTTGACCGAATATCTGCTGGAGAACTATTACAAAAAAAAATAAAAGATTCAGTGTTTATATCTGGGTCAACTAAAAATTTAAAAAGGAAAGAACACTACGATGAAGTGTCTACAGCAAAAACTAAAATTATTATTGCAACATATGGAGTTGCTGGTGTTGGTATTAATATTCCTAGGATATTTAATCTTGTTCTTATTGAATCTGGTAAATCCTTTGTTCGTGTAATACAAAGTATCGGTAGAGGAATTAGAAAGGCAAAGGATAAAGATTTTGTACAAATATGGGATATAACAAGCAGTTGTAAATTTGCAAAAAGACATTTAACTAAAAGAAAAAAGTTTTACAAAGAGGCAAATTATCCATATAATATAGATAAAGTAGACATATGAAAATATTACAATTAGAAAATAGAACTTATATTTTAGAAAAAATACCCGAGTACGTTGATGATAGATTACGTTTTGCAGTACTTGACAATTCAAATCCTGCAGAACCTGATTATTTTTTTATACCACTTATATTTTTAGAATCCTTTAATGCACCCGCGGCCGTTTTAGAAATTGGTCCATATAAAATTAATATGCCACTTGACTGGAAAATGGTTATTGGTGAAGCAGAGCAAGGTGAATTACACGTATTACCTATTACAAGTTTGAACGATAGAGGATTTGAAGCATTTACATTTAACCCATTAACAAGTGCAAAACCAGACTTCTATCCTATAGATATAGTAGACATTTATCAAGAAGTAAAATGGTATTTCCCAAAAATTAAATCAGGACAAATATTATGTGTGCCATTAGAAACTAAAAGAAATCCTGTGTGTGCTTATTTTGTTAAAGACATTTCTAGACAATGTGAACAAATAGAATATAGTGAGGTATGGTAAAAATGAAGAGAAATAATTACAATTCACACGATGCAGAGTTCGGATTTGATTATGGTCCCAGCGAAGAAGAATTTAATAAGAGACACAAGAAGGCATTAAAAGACGCTGAACCATCAGGCAAAAAGAAGAGAAAAAAGAGAAAACCTAAAGAAAAGATTAATCACTTTAAAGGATTAGGTAGCGGAGGTAGTAGTAAAGGCCCATGGCCAAAAATAAGATAAAAAAGAGAAAAGGAATAAGAAAAGGACAAGCAGTTACATTTCAAGCACCAGTATTAATTGTACCTGACAAAGACGATAAACCTACTCCTGTTTGGATGGATCGAGGAGAATATATGAAAAAACTATCAACATTTTTATCAACTAAAAAATGGCCAATAGAAGAAATAAAACACGGCGAAGGACAACTTACTATTAGATTTTCCATGAAGAATCATGCTATAATGTTCTTATTAAGTTATGAGCAATATGACTACTAATAGAAAATTTTTTGAATTAAGAAACGGATTAAAGGCCGTAGACTTTAGAAATAAAGATTATTATGACAGAATAGATAATCATGAAAAATCATTATACTCACCTTATATGTTAATGAGATATGTATCAAGTGTATCAACAAAAGATAAATTTTATGTTGAGCATTATATCGAAATGACTAACGAATGTGTAAACAAACATTTATTTTCATTATCAAGTAAGCATAAAAAACTATGTTGGATATTAACTGCTATGTGTGGTGCATTAAAACAACAATTTCATCCGTGGATTAAACCAATGAAACGTGTACCAAATAAATCATTAAAACAACTACAACAAATTTACCCAACATGGAAAGAATCTGATCTTGAAACATTAGACAACATTATAACTGATAGAGAATTAGAAGAATTGTTGGACGAACATGGAATCAACTAAATTTACTTGCACATATTGTAATAAATCATTTACACGTGAACGAACATTACAAGTTCATATGTGTGAGCCTAAACGAAGACATCTTCAAAAAAATGAGAAATGGGTTCAAAATGGATACATTGTTTTTAGTCGTTTTTATGAAATACATCAAAAAAATGCTAAACCTAGAACATACGACGACTTTTGTTCGTCATCATATTATAATGCATTTGTGAAATTTGGACGATTCATGATGCATATCAGTCCTTTATATCCAGACAAGTATATTGATTATGTAGTACTATCAAAAGTTAAATTAGATCATTGGTCACGTGAAGATTTATACGAAACATATTTGGTTGAAACATTAAAAATTGAACCTGTTGAATCAGCAATACAAAGATCAATTACTACAATGATGGATTGGGCGGATCAACAAAATGCTCAATGGTCTGACTATTTTAGATTAGTAAACACTAATCGAGCAGTACAACATATACAAGCAGGAAAAGTATCACCTTGGTTAATCCTAGGTTGCTCTGCTGGTAAAAAAATGTTACAATCATTAAGTGACGAGCAATTGCAAATGACATATAAATTTATTAACCCAGAATACTGGCATAGTAAATTTAAAAGTTACCCAGCAGATGTATTGTTTGTTCAAGAAACGGCTAGAGGAGCAAAAATTGAGTAAACTTGATATTGAAATAACTGACGAGTTAGATTTCGAAATTGGTGATTGTTGCATTGTTATTAAACGCGATGGTACAATTGGTAAATTAATATTACCTGAAATGAGACCAGAAACTGTTAAAACTGAAGGGTATAAAAAAATGTTAAAAATAATTGATATGTTAAAGCCTGGAGCAAAAAAAGAGTTTGTCAAACATAATAAAAGGAGTTTACACTAATGCCTGATGTTGATATAGATTTTCATGACAGAGATGGAGTATTACAATTGTTTAAACATACGCCAGCAACTATTATAAAAAATAATAATCATGAAAAACATAAAACAGGAATTTATTTTCATAATATTCCGGTTAATCCAACTACAAATCAATCAAGTTTAGATTATAAAAATGCAGAAGGACGAGGATATTTTAAAATTGATTTATTAAATGTTAACATCTATAAAGATATAAAATCTGAAAGAGAATTAGTTGAACTCATGATAGAAGAACCAGATTGGGATATGCTAACAAATTCAAAAATAGTCGATAATTTATTTCATTTAAATGGACATTTCAATATTGTATCAAAACTTGAACCCAAAAATGTTGAGCAACTTGCGGCCGTATTAGCAATTATACGTCCTGCTAAACGAGGATTAATGTATAAAGATTGGGTTGATATTTTAAAAGAAGTTTGGGAAAAACCTATAGATGGTTCATACTTTTTTAAAAAATCTCACGCAATTGCTTATGCTCATGCAATTATTGTACAAATGAATCTAATACGTAGGTCTACGTAGGTTTCCTCATTAACTGAATTGTTCTTCTTTTAATTCTTTTTTTTGAAATATCAGATAAACGTACAGTTGGCCCGTGAACTATCTTTACATCCTTACCACTTAAAGTAGTTAATGTATGTCTGAAGAATCTAAAATCTTTTTTTAAAAATATATTAATTGGCAGTTTTCTGTTGGATTCCCACCACCAAGTTTCGCCCAAGGCCAAAAATAGATCCTTTTCTCGTGTACCTGCTAGTTTATTATAGTCATATACACTTATAACATTGGCATCTTGATTTTGAACAATACCGATATATTCAAAGTCGCTCTTCTGTATAAGCGATAAAAATGGAAATTTCTTTCCTAATTTTTCAAATATCTCGTTCATTGTATTCCTATAAATACTGTTAAATATGTACTATGCAAACAGTCTCAAGGTATTTAATAGCCAATTTGGTAAATGCCACAATAAGTGGTTATAACGGAAGGAATGCAAAAGTGTACGATCGTATGATAAAAGTATTTAAAGGGGTTTCAAATCCTATTACCTTTACGTTTAAAAATGAAGACCAAAAGTCTCAAACAATAACATCTAGAACATATGAATTTAATCTTATAGATTCTGAAAATTCAAAATCTGTTTTAACTAGAAACTTAACTATCCTAGATGATGGAAGTACAGTAACAACTAAAGGACAAGCAAAAGTAATATTAACAGAAGGAGATTTACTATCTTTAGATGCTAAATTTTACAACTATGCAATTAGAGAAGTTAAATCAGATCAATCAAGAGAAGTAACATTTGCTGATACAGGATACAATGCATCTGGATCTATTGAACTAATATCTGGTGCATATCCAGACTTTGCTGAAAGCATATCAGTTACTTTTTCTGATATGAGTGGTGCAACAACTAGAAAAACTTCTGGTAATATATATGCACGTCCTGGACAAAACAATAATTCAGCATTACATACAATTGCAGTATATTGGACAAACTTTACTGGTAATTTTAAAATACAAGGTGCATTATCAAGTTCACCTGAAAATACAGATTGGTTTACAATTGAAGATGCAAATTTAACTACACAGGCTGATATTACCTATTATAATTTTACTGGCGTTTGGGAAAACGTACGATTCACTTACGATCGCGATTCTGGAACAACCACAGGATCACTTGACAAATTACTCTATAGACATTAAAATATAAGGATGAACCTGATCCAGTCGACTATTCTGACATCCTTACCTATGAGCAAAAAGAAAACACCTTCGGGGTGGCTTGCCTTCAATGCCCCTTGTTGTATACACAATGGAGAAGGTGCTGATAGAAAAAAACGTGGTGGAATAATGAATAGTCCAGATGGAACATTATCATATCATTGCTTTAATTGTGGATTTAAAACTTCATATATGCCAGGAAGAAAACTTTCACTAAAAACAAAAAAATGGATGTCATGGTTAGGTATTGATGACACCCAAATTAAAAAACTTGTTATCGAGGCTATGCGTTTAGAAGAAACTGATAGCAACATTGTTAAAAAGAAAAAGTTTGTATCATTTACAAAAAAGAACCTTCCAAAAAATGCAAGTAGAATTGAGTTATGGTTAGAAAAATATTTAAAAAAAGATTTAACTGACAGACAATATAAATGCATTGACAATTTATTAAATTATTTAAAAGCAAGAGGTATAGGTCCTGATTGGTACGATTTTATGTATTCTCCTGATTTATTATATGATTTTAATAAAAGATTAACAATTCCTTTTTACTGGAAAGGTGAGGTAGTTGGTTATACTGGACGACTATTTGATGATTCTAAAAAGGTAAAATATTATACAGATGTACAACCTGGCTATGTTTTTAACGTAGACGTACAAGATTGGTCAAGGAAATTTGTTATTGTAACTGAAGGACCATTTGATGCTATTGCCGTTTCTGGTGTTAGCATACTAGGATCAGAGATAAATGATATACAAAAAGAACTAATAGAAGGGTTAGGTCGTAAAATAATTGTAGTCCCTGATAGAGATCAACCAGGGGAGAAATTAATTAACCAAGCAATAGAGTATCGTTGGGGTGTTGCTTTTCCAGAATGGGATGAAAAGGTAGACGACGTGGCTGATGCTGTGTTAAAATATGGTAGGTTGTTTACAATACAATCTATATTAAAATCGACAGAGTATAGTAAACTTAAAATAGACTTAAAGAGAAAAATGTATGGCAGAATATAATATCGATGTACAAAAATTATATTTAGAAATGTTTTTAGCAGATGCTGAATCGTTTGCTAGAGCATCTAATATATTCATGCCATCTCACTTTGATAGAAGATTACAACCAATTGCAAAATTTATAAAAAATTATGTTGATCAATATAAAGTTATGCCTGAAGTTGAGCAAGTAAATGCTAAACATGATATTAAATTAAAAGGCACAAAAGATATTGATCCATCTCATTTTAATTGGTTATTAGATGAATTTGAAACGTTTTCCAGACACAAGGCACTTGAAAGTGCAATACTTCAATCAGCAGACTTGCTTGAAAAAGGTGACTATGCTCCAGTAGAGGACATGATTAAAGAAGCAGTTAATATAGGATTGACTCGTGATCTAGGTACAGACTACTTTGAGGATCCAAAAGGTAGACTTGAGTTCTTAAAGAACTCCAGCGGACAAGTCAGCACAGGTTGGCCAAATATCGATAAGAAACTTTTCGGCGGTTTTAATCGAGGAGAATTAAACATTTTTGCAGGCGGATCAGGTGCAGGCAAAAGTTTGTTTTTACAAAATCTTGCAGTTAATTGGGCACTGGCTGGCTTGAACGTTGCTTATATAACTTTTGAATTATCGGAGTCATTGGCGGCTATGAGAATAGATGCAATGACAACTAACATACCAACAAGGTCGGTAATGAAATCTATGGACGATGTTGAGATGAAAGTTAAAATGTTAAGAAAAAAAGCAGGTAACTTGCAGTTAAAATATATGCCATCTGGCAATACAATAATGGATATTAAAACTTATATAAAAGAATTAGAACTTAAAAATAAAAAGAAAATAGATGCAGTACTAATTGATTATTTAGATCTCATGATGCCAAAAAGTAAAAGAGTATCTCCAAGCGATTTGTTTGTAAAAGACAAATATGTTTCGGAAGAGTTAAGAAATTTTGCAGTAGAGAAACAATGTTTGTTGGCAACAGCGTCACAATTAAACAGAGCAAGTGTTGAAGAAATAGAGTTTGATCATTCTCATATAGCAGGTGGGTTATCAAAAGTACAAACAGCAGATAACGTGATAGGTATCTTTACAAGTCGAGCCATGAGAGAACGTGGAAGGTATCAAGTACAGTTTATGAAAACTAGATCAAGTTCTGGTATGGGACACAAAGTTGATTTAGAATTCGACATTGATACATTAAGAATTAGAAGTTTAGATGAGGAACATGAAGATAGTTATGTTACTAAACATAAGAGTTCTATAATTGATACATTAAAACAAAAATCTAAAGTAACACCATCTATAGATCCAACTAAAGGTGCTGATATGGGTAAAGTAAAGGCAGAGGTTCAAGGTACAAAACTAAGACAGTTGCTTAACGAATTGCACTCAGACGAGGAACAATAAGCCAACTGCGTTCGCGTAAATTTTAAGTTTTTAAATGCGTAAATTACACAAATGCGTTAGCAGTTTTTTGCGTAAATTGATTTACTGTACCTTTGTTAAATGCACTTATCAACCTTGTTAATCCAATTCCTCCGCCTACTCTAGGAATAAAATTATAACTTAAAAATTCTTCAAGTTCTTCTTCTACACGATTTTTGCCGAACCTTCCATATAATAGTTCTGCATACATACCGTCGCTTATAGTATGAAATTGCTTACGCATTTCCTTCGGATCACTTGAACGTTCTGCTGATCCTATTGTTTCCATACCACCCATGATAACATCTATCTTGGCCGCTGTTCCGTCACCATTTTGTTTCATGTTCCAGAACGGACTTGTATTGTTTGGAAAGTTTTTAATCATGCATACTTGATTGTTATTACACATTAAGTCTTCATGAATATGCGTTAGTTCGTTTACATTGTACTCTTTACACCAGTCAACGTAGTTCTTGTCTACTACTTCATTATAGTTACAAAATCCTAAATGCTGAACTAATTCTCGTTCTAAGATTTCCAAATCACGTACTGTGCCTGGCATCTCAAATTCAAACATTGGAA